ACTGACCCTTGTGTGTCAAAGTCAAACTTCAAATTCACTGACACATCCAAGCTTCCTTCAGGGTCCATATACAGCTGCATTTTATAAAACGTCTTACGCAGTCTAGGATCTTGAATCGGAACATACGGAGTGGCAAATGTTGCTCTGATGCTAGCGCCGTCAAAGCTATTACCACTTTCCATCTTGTACACATATCCATCAGCATTAGCAAACACAACTAAGTCTGCTCTGTCTGAATAATCACTGTCAGCAACGTAAGCTTTAAAGCCTGTAAGCTCAGCCCAAGCAAACGTACCCGACTCATCCATTTGTGTACCAATAACACCTTTAGACGCGTCTTGAGACACGTTGTTGCTATATCCAAATATTCTATACTGACTCTTGCTCTTAATGACAACAGAAGCAAACGCCGTACTCGAAGACGTCAAATCAATCAACTCTTTCTGAATTGCCTTTGACTTACTTCCTAAACCAAAATCACCAATGCGATCTGTAGCCGACAACAACCTCAAACCGTCTGGTGCAAGATACATAACATCACCACCAATCTCCTGCACCGTGTCTCCATTGACACATCCAATCCTTCTAGTGATTGGCTCTAATGCAAAATCAGCAATGGTGTTACCAGTGATTCTATGAATAGATTGCTCACAGAAAATAATGAGCTGTTCACGAAATACAACAATGGCGGTTATTGTATCACCAACGTTAATAACACCTGCACCATTGGCAGCAGAGAAGTCATCATCCGTAAAAGGAGCTGTGAACGTAAGCTGATCACCTTTAGCAAAGAACATACTGTTCTTAAACCAACACAAATGTGTAGCACCTTCAATGTCTGCTAGTTCTGTAAGTTTCGTGAAAGTTCCGTTATAAGTAAACGGGTAAGAGCTTCCGTTAACTCCAGCAATCTTTTCAACAGACCCTAAACGATAACGACTAAATCTTACCTTATCTCCAACAGGAACAGATGTCGATACGAACGTTATACCAGAATTATCTGCGGGAGATGTTGCAAGTGCTGGATATATTGTCAACGTAGCTCCACCAGACGTCACTGTTGGTGTGCTTTGTATCGTATATACTTTCTCAACGCCGGCAATATAAAATACATCGCCTTGCTGTGGAGTTGCTGTCAAACCGTCAACAATCAGCGAAGTTCCTGTTTGACTTCCACCATTGACCAATACTGTTCCATATGTTGGTACATTAACCAAATCAAAGCCAACACCTGTAGACTTATAAACATCATTACCCCTAACAGCAATGACGTCCCCATCCCAAGCAGCAACACCTGTAACCAAATGATCAGAAGTGTTGTTGCTAAACGTCACCACTTCTTTATCAGCGTAGCTAGCAGACAACGACGTTGTCAATGTCAACGTTGCTTGTTTATAGGCTGACGTATAAGAAACACCACCTGTGGCAATAACATATTCGTCACCGTCTACATAGACAGTGTCTCCCTCTTCAGGAGCGGTTGACAAACCACCAACAACCAATGTTGTTCCACTTTGTCCGCTACCCTGAACATACGCTTTGCTCCAATAAGGAACAAAAGAAGTGTCATACTTCTCATATCCCAATACTCGTTTATAACCACCGTCAATAGACGGCTCATAATTACGAAGAATACGAGCACTGCCGGGCGCTTGAGTACCTTGTTGCAAAGGCGACAAGTTGCTGATTAAACCACCCTTAAACTCAAACGGGTACGTTTGCCATGCATCCATTAGGCAACCCTCGGTCCTGCCAAATACCGCGAAGGTTCAACGACATATGTTGAACTTACGTTCACGTATTTATTGATGAGAATGATGCGCATACGCTTAATAGCTTCTTCAAACTTAGCCTTAGCCATTGATGCGCTTTGTTCATTTCCTCTAAACATGTAAGCATGATAGAGAGCACCGTCAACAATGACGTGTTTAAAACGTTCAGGTACAGAAGGAACATCAGAATAAAGCTGCATGTCTACAGGAACTCTGTAATATTCATAGACAACTTCATAGTCTTCATTTGGTGTTGGAGCAAGCACATATTCCAACGAAGGAGCTTGTGCGACATATTGAGGCACATCACGCTTGCTTTCATCAGAAGTGTATTCCTGATCTATATATTGCTTCAAATAATTGTCGTAGGTGATTGGAGCAAGACGAACGGTGCTGTTACCAAATGTAGAGTCTTCTTTAATGCGGAAGCTATCAAAATCAATCGTAGACACATCAGAAGGAAAAGCATAGCGACTAGTACCAGCCGTCAATGTTTCTTCTGCTGTGACATGATTAAAGGGCCATTCGAAGTGGGTTTGATTGATGTCCCTGATAGAGTTGTTCACAGCGTCTTTAACGTGCGAATAAAACCCTTTAGCAGTTGCAAAGTTAGAAGACGTCAATTCAACTTCATTGAGCTTACGGCAAACAGTGTTTACAATTTCAAGATAGTTATATGCCATCACTGTTCCTTCACTCTAAGTTTGATGGTGCGTTCAGCAATGGCACCAGCATTATCAATCATGCGACAATAAATCTTATACTCAGTATTGTTAGTACCGAGTCCCAATACAATTGTAGCAACAGTGGAAGTTGCTGTTTGTGATACATTCTGCAACCCATTAACTGTGTTACCAGCAGTGAGCGCAGTCTTAACACCTTCAGCATTGTCAACATACCATGTAACGCTTGAAATGGTGTCAGTACCAAGCCATCTAGACCAGTCTACACTGTAATCTAAAATCTCATCTGGATCTTTGTTAGGCCATCTAAACGACATTGTTAAACCCTAGCTGTTCTTTCATACGACGTTGTCTTTGACGAAACGTACGCTTCTCTAACTTGTTGATCAATGTAAGCATATCTATCATAAACATCAGGCTTACGTTCAACCAACACCATTCTATTCTGCTCTTCAACATACACTCGTCGTTCAGTTGACGATGTGCGTTTTTCTACGTATACAACTCTGTTTCTATCGTAAGCATCAGCATCGTATACAAACTGTGTTGTGCTAACAACAACGCTTCCAATACTACTAGTTATACCATGTCCAGAAATATCGAAGACACAGTCCAAAATATACGAAACAGATCCTACAGAAGCCGTTGTAGAAACACCAACAATCGGCGTTGCAGCTTTAGCGACAATTGTAACATCACCAACTTCAGCGCTTGATTGAACACCAATTGAAGCAACATTTGATTCACCAACCAGTGTCACGCTGCCAACATATGCCGTTACTTCTATACCATCAATCGGAATGCGGTTGACGGTTTTCTGTGTCGGTGTACCTAAATAAACAGCAGCTTCTACACCATCTGTCAAAATGTTAGCGTCTGCTAACACTGCAGGTGAGCCTATATAAGTAACAGCACTTACACCGGTTTGTTCTACATTAGCGTCAGCAGTAACACTTAAACTGCCAACCTGCGATGTTGCATATACACCGGTGACAGGAAACTCACAGTCGAGTTTGAAACTTACATTGTCACCAATCTGTGCTGTAGCTTGTACGCCTTCGACAGAGGTAACCGCTACACCTACAACACCGACACTGCTAATCGCAGCCACCATTGACACACCAACGACAACGTGTTGGGAGTCTCCAATAACAATAACGCCGCTATCGCTAGAAGCAACAGCGGCTACACCGTCAGGGACATAAGTGACGCTACTAACACCATAGCTAGCAGCACCATATCTACCTATGCCGTATATCGCTCCTGAACGGATCGTTGAGGACATCTACGTCCCCTTAAGCAATACGTACGATGGCGTTGCTTGCGTCGGCTGTAGGCATTTGAACAACAAAGTCACCGTTGGTAGATGTCTTATCTCCACCAAATGAGATGACAGCAACAGCGTTAGTCGTACCCGTCCCACCATCTGTGGTGGTGTTATAAATCAACGCACCAGCTGCGGTGATTGTAGCGTTTGCCCAAGTAGCATCGGCAAAATCAATGAAGGCAGTTGTACCACTTGATGTAGGATCAACGTTAGTCAATGCAACACCACCAGCGGTATAACCCGTACCAACAACTTCATTGGTTGAACTATAGTCTGTAGTGGAAGCACCGAGTGTAGCGGACGACGTATACAACGCCATCTTAAAAGTGTGACCAGACGTAGCATTGAAATCGTGTTTGCCTTCAAGCAATTCTTTTTTGAATGATGTACAAACTGCAGAAGTGATAGCCATAATGATTTCTCTATAAACAATAAAAGGAGAGAGCCGATAAAGCCCTCTCCATTACCTGCTTAAAAATTAAGCAAGTTGGTCGCGATCAGCAACACCGGGAGCTTCCCAGCCTTTGTTCACGTCAACCACGATAGCGAACACGCGACCAGTGATAACGCCGGGTTCGCCGGAGATAGTGGTCACAACGTCGATAGTGTCAGCAGCAGCAACAACACCAGCAGTGGTACCAATTTTGATGGTATTAGCGGCAGTGTTGTCAAAGTTGAGGTCGTTAGCGAAAGTAGTAGTACCATCGGTGATGTCCATTGTATATGTGGATACATCAGCAACGGTGTCGTAGTTTTCGAAACCAACAGCCAACACCAAAGTGCCAGCACCAACAGAGATACCAGTGGCGGTTCCAGAAGTAGCGGCAAGCGACACTTCCTTCTCAACCACGATTGCGCGATTGCGCAGAGATTGAACTTGAGACATTATAAATTCCTTTGTTAACTGGAAAGAGGAGGCTTGCGCCTCCCCCCCTTATACGCTATTAAGCAACGTTGTACTTAGCGGTCACGATTGCTTCGGGACGAAGAATCTTACGACCATACAAGTGCATACCGCGAACGATGTCAGCAAAGCTGTCGGGATCACGATAGGTTTCGGTCTTGCTGATTTGTTCAGCAGTAGCGACAGCCGATTCGTGACCAGCAACGAGAATGCCGAAGTTGCTGTTCTGGTTAGCAGTGCCAGCAGTACCAGCACCAGTACCGATCTTGGGCAGGTTGTTGGAAACATACACTTTGAAACCGTGCAGGTTGTTCAACACCAAACCGTTTTGCAGACCGCTACCGCCAAAGTCAGCGTTCAGAGCGCGAGAGTCTTCGTCTTTCAACATTTCAACGAAGATGGGATCGACCACGAGGAAACGACCATTGGTGTCAACAAATTGTTGATCCAACAGACGAGACATACGTGCAATCACCATCAAAGGAGATGCAGAAGCGGTGGGCAGTGCAGTGGCACCGGGCAAACGAGGAGCAACAGGGATCGAATGGTCACCAGCAGAAGCAGTGGTGATGTTCGAGAAGTCGCCCTTCTTCAGCTTCATAGAAGACAACAGTTCGTCGTTACCGGCAGTAGAAACAGCCTTAGTACCAGAAGCAGTTGTGCGAGCAGTGTCAGCAACAGCACCAATGGCAGACTGTTCATAGCCGGTCATATAACCCAACACGTCTTGGTCGTAGTTATCTTTCAGACGATAAGCAGCGCGATCAGAAGCCAAAGACATCCAGTTTACGTGCGACTGAGCACCTTCGATGTCATCAACTTTGAAAGCGAAGTAGTTGGCTTTATCAACCACCAAAGTGAAATCGCTGTCGTCGAGGTCTTGTGCTTGCACTTGAGTGCCACGAGCGTAAGACTTAACAGCCACTTCGGGTTCTTTGATGACTTTAACTGAATCACCCATGTTGGCGATTTCGCCAAAATAATCGCTGTTAGTGATAGCTTCGATAACAGACGATTTACGGAGAGCAAGTTGAACTTGCTTAGAATAGATTACTGGTGACCATACACCATTTTGCAGGTTACCATAACCAGCTGCGGAAGGAAATGCCATTTTAAACTCCTTAAGATATATTAGGCATAAACTCGCGTCAAACTACTTCTGGGCCTCTTACATAGGTGGTTATTAGTTAATGCTCTAGATACACTAACTGCTAACGGCTAATTCAGCAGGGTTGTCAGGCAGCACGTTATTCTGCGAAACAAAGATATTTGCCCGTTGGCTTACATAGAAGCGGGGGCGTAAAAAAGGGAGCAAGTGTTAGCTCGCCCCCCTAGTTATATCACATTTTAAAAATTAACGTGCACTACCACTAATGTCATACACAAACTTGCCAGCACGGATAGCATCTTGAATCTCTTTTTGACGAGCTTCATATTCACGATCCGACATTTTGGCAACTTGGCTTTCATAGATGACGCCTTCACCACCTTCAGCAGAAGGCGTTGTTCTTCCACTACGAGTGTTGACAGCTTTAGCAGCGTCACGAGTATCAGAGGTTTTAGCTTTCTTAATGCCTTTGTCAGCTTTGTACAAATCAATGGCACGGGCAGCGGCTCTGGAGTCTGTGTCGTTTTCATACAACGCTTGTTGCACCCACTTGGGTTGATCTTCTACCCAGTCGTGGAATTCGTCTTGATCACGAATCTCAACGAAGTCTGGATGAATCTGCAACAACTCTAGTTCTGCTTTCTCACGAGCAGTGCGTCGCTCCATCTCATCAACCTTCTTCAATCGATCTTCCAAAGAAGAAGCTTGTTCTTGTGACTTTTTGATGGCAATGGTTTCTACAATGCGATAGACATCAGGATACTGACGTGCCCAAGCTTGTAACTCTGCTTCGCTCTTAGGAAGTTTCATCTCTTTCTTAGTAGCAGCAGAAAGTTGTTCGGACAACTCATTGATTTTATTTTCAAGCTCAACTTGTTTCTGTTGAGAATAACGACGCAAATCTCCATAGCGTTTCTTGAACGTCTTCTCCTCGGCAGACAAAGAGCTATCATCAACGTCTTCTTCTGGTGCTTCTTTTTTAGGAGAAGCGTTCTCGGCTTTCAAACGTTCTAATTCTTCTTCATCTCTTTTGATGCGGTCTTCGCTTGCGTTACGCTTAGCAAAAGCTACAACAGGAGTCTTCTGTTCAATCACAATTTCATTAGGCATTTAAGTTTCCTTTAAGGTTGGGGCTATCTGTAGCTGACGACGTCAGGGAAATAGGTAGCCGATGATGGGCTTGTTTACACTTTGGTCAGCCCATCCTATTATTATATATTAATCGTTTGACGTGTCTGCTATAGAACCAACAGATCCGGGGTCGCTACGGTTGGAGTTATCACCACCGCCACCGCCGCCGCCATCAGAGCTTCCGCTATCTCATGAATCAGAGCCAGCATCATTATCGCCAAAACTAGAATCCTAAATCAGAGCCAGCATCATTATCGCCAAAACTAGAATCTCCTAAATCAGAGCCAGCATCATTATCGCCAAAACTAGAGCCATCATAGTCAGACAAACCGCCTGTATCTGAGCTATAAGCATACCCACCACCAGT